TTGACCATCGGAACGGCTGACGAACTGAGCGCCGCCAAGGCTGACATCGTCGCCAAGGACGCCCGCCTGGGCGAGTTGACCGTGGCGGTCGACGGTCTCTCCGCCGAGGTCGTGACCCTCAAGGCTACCCTCGCCGCGCTTGAAGCCGGCAAGGTCAGCGCCTCCAAGGAGGCCGCCAAGATTGCCGCCTCGGTTGGCGTGTCCCCTGTCCAGATGTCCCCGGCTGACGCCGCGGCCCCTGCCCCCGAGGCCGTCGACCATGTCGCCGCCTTCCTCGCCATGCCGGTCGGCTCCAAGGAGCGCACCGAGTATTTCAAGGCGAACCAGTCCGCGATCGTTCGCGGCATCTTCTAATCTTTCACCCTAATCCCTAATTATTCCTAACCATGGCTAACTCCATCACCGCCGCTCCCGCCGTCCTCGCTGAAGGCGTCCTCGGCTCCCTCAAGAACAAGCTGCCCGTCCTCTCGGGCATCTCGACCGTCTTCTCGTCCCGCCCGGGCGTCGGCGGCCTGTCCATCCAGGTGCCCCTGATTGGCACCTCCACCGCGACCACCTTCGGCTCCGGCGGCTACCTCACCCAGGACGACGCCACGGTCACCTCCTCGACCGTCACCCTCGTTCACTACAAGGTGTCCAGCCGCTTCACCCCGTCGAACCTCAAGGAGTACGGCTCCCAGTTCTTCGTGAACAACTTCGTTCAGACCGCTTCGAACGCCCTCGCCCAGAAGATCATGGACGTCATCAACACCCAGGTCACGAACGCGAACTATTCCGCCAACGCCACCCCTGGCGCTGCCCTGTCCTACGCTGAGCTCATCGCCGTCCAGAAGACCCTCGACGACGCCAAGGCCCCGTCCCCCCGCTACGCCGTGCTTAACAGCACCTACGTCGCTGACCTCCGCGCTGACACGACCATCGTCGGCAACAACGTCCTCGGCGCCTCGATCATCCGCGACGGCGACCTCGGCACCATCGCCGGCGCCCGCATCTACCAGTTCGCGAACCTCTCTGCCAACAGCGAAAACCTCGCTGGCTGGGTGGCTGGCCCGGACGCTATCGCGTTCGCGACCGCCCTCCCCGAGACCGACATCCCGGGCTGGGAAGTGGCCAACGCCGTCGACGCCGACACCGGCCTCGGCGTCCAGGTCATCATGGGCCAGGAGCAGTCCGGCTTCATGAACGTCACCTGCACGCTCCTCGCGGGCGCTGCCGTGGGTCGTTCGACGAGCCTCGTCCGCCTGAAAACCGCCTGATGATTGCGGCCTGAGCCGCTTCAATCGGGGCCCCTACGGGGGCCCCTTTTTTGTGCCCCTTTGCCAAGGGTTGCAAGGATGTGAGTCTTTACTCTGAGTTCCTGCCCGACGCTAAGGAGATCCTCGCCGACTTTGGGGTGGCTGGTTCGTGCAACGCCGGGGCCATTACGTTCGTCTGTATGCTATCCGACCCGGCCATGACTCAGGCCTTCGAGGCTGGGGGCTTTGTGGAGCGTACCCAGCACACCGTCCGCCTTGCGGCTGCAACGGCCTCCTGGAGCCTGCCAGACGGGTCTAATGGGGCATCGGCGGCGGTCATCAGCGCCGGGGCCCCCATCGCCTCCCTTGCCATCGGCAAGAAGATTGTCGCCGGGGGCAAGGCCCTCCGCATTACTGGGCAGACCTACAAGCCCGCGTCGGCTTGGATCACCCTCGTCGTTATCGACGATAACCAGTAAAGCCGTGGGGTTTGAGGCCACAAGCAAGCAGGAGTTTAAGAACGCCCTAGACGAATACGCTAAGGGGATGCGCCTGTCTATGGAAGACGCGGCGAACGTGGCGTCTTCTCGGCTTTGTATTGCGGCGATGGAATTGACGCCCCCAATCCTAGAATCCGGCGGTGGCGGCCTTACTCACGGGGCGAAACTCGCGGGCTTTAATGCGGTGTCCCGGGACATCAAAAGCCTCTTTACGGCAAAGGACGACAACAAGGCGGCGGCTGTCGGCGTTCAACTCAATCGGCTGCGCGAGGCAATTAAGGCGAACGACCAAGGCAAGTTCGAGCAAATCCGCCAGCGGGCGACCCTTCAAAAGACGAACCTTACAAATCTCGTTACCTTTGCCATCATCCGCGACGGCGACCCAATGCGCGCTTTTGCAAAAGCGAAAAATCTATTTAACCAATCAAACCCGGTTCCAACTTTGGACAGAAAGGGAATCACGACCGACCTCCGCAAGGAGCACCTAGCCCGTCGACACATTGATCGCCAGGGCCGCGTTCGTATTTGGAGGGGCACCGGCGGTTATCTTGGCAAGTACGTCGCCGAGAGTAAGACCGCCCTTGAAGCATACATCAAACTTACCCAGAGTCATGTCGGCTTTTTGAAGGCTGGCTGGTATGACGTTCTCACCAAACTCCCGAAGCTGCACAATAAGCGCCTTTACAAGGACAAGGACATCCCTGTTTGGATTAAGCGCCATAAGGGCAACGGCTACGTCACCTCCTTTCGTAATGCCTACGGCCTGACGATGATTATCGGCAACACCATCGGCGACAACGATGGGCAGGCCAGCAAGAACGGCGTGCCTGACATCGCCCGCACGATTGCCTTGGCGCGTCTGTATGCCGACCTCGAGCAATACCAGGCGCGTGAGGCTCAGGCCTTCAACGCATCCTAAACTTTATGAGTACCAAATCTATTCGCCACATCGTCGAGGCCAACGTCGCCACGCACCTCGCAGCCGAGTCCGGCCTGACGGGGGTCAACATCTACACCGGGGACGACGGCGACATTAACGTCCTCCCGAAGGCCATTGTCCTCTGCGACTCGGCCCGGTCGCCCGCCGACCTTCCTGAAGGCGCTGGCAATTACGATTGCTCCGTCCGCGTCACGATCTTCTCGAACGCCGACGACACGACCCTCGCCGACCACCGTGCCCGGTGCGCCGCCCTGGCTGGCTCCATGCAAGACCTCGCCGGCCTGAAGGCGGTCTTCGTGGCCTCCGCTGATGCGACCCTGTACGACGTGACCCCTAACACCGAGGACGAGGGCAAGGACGAGCGCAGTTATGCGACGGCCTTCACGTTCGGCCTGTTGACCGTCCTGCCCGCCTAAGGTTGCCCCCGCCCGCAAAGACAAATGGCCGCCGTCGCTCAAGGAACGTCCTGCACCTACGGGGTTGCGGGCACCGCTACTAACCTCTTTGTCCAGTCCTACACCTGTTCCGCGTCGTTCAACAACGAGAACATGGTGCAGTCTGAGGCTGGCCTAACGGTGACCATGCGCTACGACGACCGCAAGACCGAGCTCAGCGTCGAAGGCGTGGTCAAGGCTAGTGGCGCGCCGCCTGTTCTGGGTGCGACCCTTTCCTTCACGGTGGCGGCCTCGGCTGCTTACCCCTCCGGCTCGGCCAGCAACTCCTTTGTCGGCGTGATCACGAAGGTCGAGGAGAAGGGTTCGAATAAGGACTTCGTGAAGTACTCGATCACCGCGGTCGATTACGAAGGCGTGACCCCCGCCTAATTGACGCGAGCCCTGCAAGGGCTTTGACTCACCCCGTGGACAACAGATTTCTGCGGGCGTTCTCAGACCCGTCCTCCCGTGTATTCTTCGGGAAGCGGGTCTTCCCTTTTTGCCTGAAGTTCCGGGTGCGGCTGCTGGCTATCGAGTCTCCCCTGGTCACGTCTGGCAGGAGCATCACCCCCGCCGACCTGATGATGGCGGTCAAGGTATGCGCCGAGGAGGGCGGTATGGACTTCGGTTTCTGGGAGCAGGCCCGAATCCGTGAGCTCGAGTACCGCCCCGAGAAGTTCGCCGGCGAGGTCGCCCGGTTCGTCGAGTACTGCCACCTCGAGGCGTGGCCGAAGTATTGGAACGGGGCGAAGACGAGCGACTCGGCTGATGGGGTCGGCTGCCCTTGGCCGCTGATGATCGTCACGAACCTCGTCGCCAACGGCATCGAGGAAGCCCGGGCATGGGAGATGCCGGAGGCGCAAGCCATCTGGCTGTCGACGGCCTTCGCGTTGAGGGGCGGGGCGAAGGTCAACCTCCTGACGACCGAGGAGGAGGCGTTCATGGAAACCCTCCGGGCGGGAGAGTTGCCTAACCAGCAAGGTTAAACGATGGGACGCAAACTAGAGTGGGAGTTGTCGGGCAAGTCCGACGTGCCTGAGAAGATGGCCAAGGCCAAGGCTTCTATGGAGGGCCTTGAGGGTGCTGCCAACGGCCTGTCCAAGAAGTTCAAGGA